AAGTAACACCTGAACCACCAAAAGTTGAATATAGTAATCTAAATTTACCACCAAAACCTGAGAATTCAGATTTTGAATGTTTTGGATGTTCATCTTAATCACGACAATGTGTTGCGATTATTATAATAGATTGATATAAGAAAAATAATAAATCACGATTTCGGTCGTGATTTTTTTTTCTATATGAGATATTTATAGTAAAATAATTATTATGAATAGAAGCTTTAGTAAAAAAAGACACATTCAAGAAGCTAACGAAAAATTAGAAAAAAGAATGTTAACTGAAAAAAGTTGGTTTGATAAAATAATTCACTCATTTTCTGGTGGTGATAAAAAAGAAGACTTGCCGTTTGATGGTGGTGGTGAAAAATACAACGAAATTGGACAAAAATTATTGGATTTTGAAAAAAATGACCCGTACACTGACGTAACTTATGAATCTATGGAAAACAATCCTCTCGGAATAAGAAAATACGTAATCAAAAAAGTAGATAATTGTTCTGAAAATAAAGTTTCTTATGATCCGCCAACTAAAATGGTGATTGTAAGTTATTGTAATTATGATGGTGAAAAGTTTGTTGAGGATATCGAGGAAAAAGGTGATAAAATGTGGGATGATATACAAAAACAAGCCGAAGAAAAAGTGATGATAAGTAAAAAGAGATATTAAAACAATTGACATTAAACGAATATTCTGAACCCTCCCCAAAAAGGAGGGTTTTTTATTTGATCTAATTTTTACTTAAAAAAAACCTAACTTATATTTATATGTGATATGGCAAATGGTATTACATATGGTATTTCTTTTCCTTTTGTGGATTCGTTCACGGGTAGATACTTAGATGTTACAAATTCTACTGAAGGTGAGATTAGATCAAACTTAGTTCACTTACTTTTGACTAGAAAGGGATCAAGATATTTCCTACCTGATTTTGGTACGCGTCTTTATGAGTATATTTTTGAACCTTTAGACGGACCAACATTCTCGGACATTGAATCTGAAATTAGAGATACGATAGGTAATTACATGCCAAATCTACAAGTGACTAATATTACTGTTGAACCAGCATCCGCAGGATTAGAAGATAAAGGATACACAGTAAATAGAGATGGTGAACGAGAATTTAAAGTTACCAACATTGCAGAATTAGAACACACAGCAAGAATTAAAATAGATTACAGAATAACGGATTCTGCTTTTGAATCTAGTGATTTTATCATTATTAATATTTAATAGTATATGGCAGAAAAGAATATATCTTATACAGTCCGAGATTTTCAAGGAGTAAGAACTGAGTTAATTAACTTCACTAGAACGTATTATCCTGATCTCGTTCAAAACTTTAACGATGCGGGTATTTTCTCTGTGATGTTAGATTTGAATGCGGCAGTTACGGATAACCTTAACTTCCAAATAGATAGAAGTATCCAAGAAACCGTATTACAGTTTGCGCAACAAAAGAACTCCGTTTATAATATTGCAAGAACTTATGGTTTAAAAGTACCGGGTCAAAGACCGTCAGTTGCTTTAGTTGATTTTTCAATTACAGTTCCCGCTTTCGGAGATAGGGAAGATTTAAGATATTGTGGTGTTTTAAGACGAGGATCCCAAGTTAATGGAGCTGGGCAACCTTTCGAAACGGTATATGATATTGATTTTGCTTCACCAATAAATGCTGAGGGATCACCAAACCGAGTTAAAATACCAAACTTTGACTCAAGTGGTAAACTTATTAATTATACGATTCTTAAACGAGAAGTTGTTGTTAATGGTATTACGAAAGTTTATAAGAGAGTAATTACCGCTAACGATGCTAGACCTTATTTAGAATTATTCTTACCTGAAAAAAATGTTTTGGGTATTACAAGTGTTTTACTTAAATCAGGAACACAATACTCAACAATACCACAACCACAAGATTTTATCACCGTAGGTCCTGAGAGATGGTTTGAGGTGGATGCTTTGGTACAAGATAGAGTTTTCATTGAAGACCCTACTAAAGTATCTGACCAACCTGGTATTAAAGTAGGTAGATATATAACAACATCAAACAAATTTATTAGTGAGTATACACCTGAAGGTTTCTGTAAAATGACCTTTGGTGGTGGTAATATCTCCGCAGAACAACAATTAAGAGAATTTGCCCGTGATGGTAAAGGTTTTGATTTAAGTAGATATACTAATAACTTTGCTTTGGGTGCTGCTTTGACACCAAACACGACTCTATTTGTTCAATATAGAATTGGTGGTGGATTATCAAGTAATTTAGGTATAAATACGATCAACCAGATTGGTACTGTATCATTTGCGGTTAATGGTCCATCAGATTCTGTCAACAGAAGTGTTATTAATAGTTTACAATGTAATAATGTGACTGCGGCTATTGGAGGTGCTAACCTACCAACAACTGAAGACGTGAGAAACATGGTCGCATTTAACTTCGCGGCTCAAAATAGAGCGGTTACGGTTAATGACTACAACTCAATTATAAGAACAATGCCTTCTCAATTTGGTGCACCTGCTAAAGTTGCGATCACTGAAGAGAATAATAAAATAAAAATTAAAATGTTATCTTACGATACAAGTGGTAGTTTAACGAACGTAGTTTCAAACACATTAAAACAAAACGTCGCAAATTACCTATCAAATTATCGTATGATAAATGACTACATTTCAATAGAAGCAGCAGAAACGATAGATCTTTCAGTTACGGTTGATGTTGTTTTAGATAATAGTCAAAATCAAGGTGCGGTTATCGCCAAAGTAATACAGTTGGTGTCAGAGTTCTTTAACCCATTAGTTAGAGAATTAGGTCAAAACGTTAATATCTCTGAATTAAGACGAATACTACAGTCCGAAAATGGTATTGTGAGTATTTCTGATGTTCTATTCTTTAATCAAGTTGGTGGTCAATATTCATCGGCTCAAACATCGATGCCATATGCAGATCCTTTAACAAGACAGATACAACCAACGGCAGATACTATCTTTGCTACACCAACACAAACTTACCAAATTAGATACCCAAATAAGGACATTAATGTAAGGGTATTGAACTTAAAAGCGGTAAACTTCTCGTAGCGATTTATTTTTCCAAGAATAAGATTATTTTTTCTAAAATAGGAAATAAACTATTTATGAAAAAACGAAATCTTTAATGCCCAAATCATATAGAATAAGAACCGAAGTAGGTGTTGACAAATATATTAATGTCAATTTAGAACAAGATTGGGAATCTTTGGAAGTGCTTTCCTTAAAGATTCTTGCAAATGATTTATACACAAGAATGTGTGCGGATTACGGTGTCGTAGTTGGTCGTGTTTTTGTTAATAACGGATTTGGTTTACCAAATGCTAAAGTATCGGTTTTTATCCCATTGGATGATGCGGATGAATTTGACCCTGTAATTTCCGAACTATATCCCTATAGAACCATAACCGATACCAATGAAGAAGGTTATAGGTATAATTTATTACCTAAACTACCATCATATAAAGGACACCAATCGACAGGAACATTTCCTAATGTTGGAGATGTGTTAATGGATGAATCATATATTGAGGTTTACGACAAATACTACAGATTTACTGTAACAACAAATGATAGTGGTGACTTTATGATTTTTGGGGTTCCCACCGGAACTCAAACAATTGTGATGGATGTTGATTTATCTGATATTGGTTGTTTTTCTTTATCGCCACAAGATTTAATACAACAAGGGTTAGCAACCGAAACACAAGTTAACGGGTCTACCTTCAGATCATCAACAAACTTAAGAGAATTACCACAAATTAAAAATTTGGTGTTTGATGTTGATGTTGCTCCTTTTTGGGGTGATCAAGAGTTATGTCAAGTTGGTATTACACGAGTTGATTTTGATTTGACCAAACAAGCAAATATCAGTATCCAACCAACCTCCATATTTATGGGGTCAATTATATCAACAACAAATGACGATGCATTGAAGATTGGATGTAAACCAAAAAACAATACAGGTAATTTATGTGAGTTGGTTTCAGGTCCTGGTGAAATA